TCATGATTTACCTCAATAATTCCCAGCAAAAATATTGAACCGCTGCCGCGTCGCCACGATGCTGTAGGGCAGCGCCATGATGTCGTCGGGGTTGTTGATGCGCTTCAGGTTGCGCTTGGACGTCATGGCGATGCGCTGCACCTGCCGGGACGGCTCCACGCCAAACTCAGGGGCCAGTTCGCAGGCCAGATTGTACCGGAACGCGCGCAGGTAGCCGGGCGGGAAAGCCAAATCCGTGCTCAACGTCGCCGGCTGGGACAGTTCCTGCACCGATACGATGTGGAACTCCAAGACCTTCGTCGGCACCGGGTAGACGTACATCTCGATGTTGGGGTACGTCATGTTGACCCACAACACCTGCGGATAGGTGCTGGTCACGGTCTTGACGGCGATGCCGTTGTACTGCTGCTGGTTGATGAGTTTCAGGCCAAACGAGATGCCATTGGCCGGGTCGCGGAAATAGGTGCTGTCGTCAATCATGACGGGGCGGGTGCCGACGATGTCGCCCGTCGGGCCAAAGGTGCGCGAGCGCTCCCCCGGCGGCCAGGTTTCAATCTGGTCTATGGTCGAAAACACCGCAAGCCGTTCGGTATTCCAACTGTCAATCATCTGGTTCATGGCGGCCAGCGCATCCTGCGCGGTTTCGGAAGAAGGGGTTTCCCCTTCCGCCAGAACACCGATAAGCCGCAAAGAACCGTAGATGATGTCGCCAGCCGTAGTCATGCTATTCGTCCTTCCGGGGGCGACCGCGACGGCGCGGGGCCTCAGCCATTACGTTAGCTTCATCCTCGGTTTCTGGCAAGGTCGCGTCCGGTTCCAAAGCACCGACGACGTCATCCTGGAGGTCTTCCAGTTCAAACCGGCGCCACCCGTTCAATTCGTCATACTGCGCTTCAGCTTCCATAGTCGCGACTTTGACGCCGTGCTTGGGGTGCATAAGGTAGATCGTGGTCATGGTGTATCCTATGGATTAACGGGCGGCCCGAAGACCGCCCGCAAGGTTACGCGGTGGCCCAGATAAGCGTATAGACCGGGAAGGTCACGGTATTGGCCAGCGTGCCCGTAGCCGCTGCACGAATACGCAAACGGTCGCCACGGGTAACGGCAAGACTAGCCGTGGTGCCCGTGAGCGTCAGGTTGCGGCGCGCATTGGCGGTCAGCGCAGTGCCACCCGTGGCCTTGGTCGTGTTGGCGTCGGTTGCAGCAAGAAGTGCGGTGCTGTCCGAGCCAGCCTGGCCGAGGTCCGTGATGGAGAACGTAATGTAGTTGGTGTCGTTCGCCGCCAAAGCATCAACGCCGGAAAAGATTACGGCGCTCAACACCCCAGTAAACGGAACGACAACATAAGCGTCAGAGTTGCCAGTGGTGGCAATCGTGGCGCCCTGCACCTGCGAAGACGCGCCCTGAACAATGTTCGAGGCGGTGCAGGAGGTAGCGTCGATAACGGCGCCCGTGATGGTCGTACCAGCGACCAGTTCAGGATCTGCGTAAGCGACACCAATAGGCTTGGTATTCGGCATTTATGCCTCCTTAAAGGGTTAGACCCCCGCCGAAGCGGGGGCCGTGTTGCTTACGAGATTGCGTACAGCGCCCAAGAGTTGTCGCCCAGACGACGCGCGCGGAAGGCGCGAACCGTGCCGGCCGTGGCCGCGATGGTCATCAGACCCTGCGAGCCGCCCGAGCCAATCGTCCAGCCCGTATTGGTCGTCATGGTGATGACGCCAGCCGTGGTGGTGTTGATGACGCGGAAGTCGAAGGTCGTGCCGACCTTGGCATTAGTCAGCGCGGCGTCCACGTCGGAGGCCAGCGGGAGCGTATAAGCCGCCGTGGTCGTCGGGGTGCCGATGATGATGCCATTGGTCAACTGGGCAACGGTCAGCGTCGCGCTGTCCGTGGCAGTTGTGGGGGCCGCAGCAACGGAAACCTTAACTTCGTTAAGGTTGCCGTCGTTGAACTGATAGCCGCCGCCTACGCTAGGAATAGCCATTGTCATATTCTCCTATCTTTAACTTGTTAACCCCAGAGACGGCAAGCCATCTGCGGGCGGATGACGGAATAGCCATAAAGCACGTCGATGCGGCATGGCAGGCGGTCGTTGTTGATGTCGTACTGGCGCACAATTCGCATCGAGATGCCGTTGTGAACCTGGCGGGACGCCATATCGACGCCGCTCGGCATGAGCAGGTCAGCCGTGGCAAACGAGATTGCGTCCTTGTGGTAGATCAGGTTCTGCGGGTAGGAGGTCGAAGCCGCGCCAACGAACACCACAGCCTTACCAGTGATGGTGAGGGTGCTGACCGTAGCCAGAGCGTTCGACGGCGAGTAGAGCGCCGGCGAAACCGACAGCGTCACGGCGCCGCCAGCGGACGAGGTCGCGGCGGCAGTCACGACGAACTGCTGGAGCGAACCCGTGCTTTCGCGGGTCTGCGGGTTCACGGAGTAGCAGTCAGCCACGGTGAACACGTCGCCCACCGTGAACGTCAGCGCGTTACCAGCGCTGGCGAGGGTGATGGTCGTAGCACCTTCCGAGGCGTTGCCGTTGACCGTAGCGCCCGTAGCAACGCGGGTGCCGCAGGTGTGCTGCTTGATCGACTGCGACATGTTGATCTCTTCGTAGCCGAGAACACCTTCGCCCATCATGCCGTTCTTGAACTGGCGGGAAATGGTGTCAACCGGGTTGAAGAGGCCCTTCATGCCTTCGACCAGACCAGCATTGGCGGCCGGGTTCACGGTCGCGTAGCGGCTCGGCATCATGGCAGCGTACTCGTTCAGCTTCTGCTGGGCCTGAAGCAGGACAAGCGAAGTGGCCGGGGTCGTGCCGGGGGTGCCGACGGTCGAGAAGATGCCCTTGTAGGCGCTGGCGACGTCAGCGTCGATGGACGCTGCAAGCTGCGAGATACGCGGCTTCAGAACACGATCCGCGAAATCGTCAAGCTGCATGGTCAGTTCGGCCGACGTGAAGTTCACGCCGATGTGCTTCTGGTTGTTGACAGAGAGCGTGGTGAACTGCTCGTTGTCGTCCTGCACCTGGAGGGCTGCACCGTCGGTGACCAGAGCGCGGTCGGGCAGACGGATGCGGAGGGTCGAACCGATCTTGGCGCCTTCGACAGCGAAGCTGTCGTCGTACTGACGGTTCACGTTGCGGGTGATCACCAGGTTGTTCTCAAGAATTTCGAGAGCCTTGCGGGTGATCATGTCGATGGTAAGAAGGCTATTGGCCATGATGTCTATGTCCTATGGACTAGCGTCTGCGTTGAGCCTCGTACTTTTTGATCTGGCGTGCCCGTTCCGCTTCGATCCATTCCGACGTTGACATGTTCTTTACAGAACGCGGGTCGGTGGTGTCGTATGCAGGCGTACCTGTTGAGGTACGGGCCGTAACCGGAGCAATCGGTGCCGGGGCGGTGGAAGTTTTCTTGGCCGGTGGATTGTCGCCGAGTTTGGCTTCAATCTTTCCGATTTCCCGTGCCTGCAAGAGCGGTGATAGGCGCGCAATCCGTTCGGCTTCCTTGGGGTTCGATCCGAGGTAATAGATTACATCGGGGCCGTTATCCGAAGCCTGAATGGTCTGCGCCATCGTTTCCGTGACGGGTAGCTTGGGGTTGTACGCGACCTGTTCAAAGTCGTCGTACTTGTTCCGCGCTTCCTCTTCACGGTCGTGATAGGCGTCAAGCATTGCTGCGCGTTCGGCCTCTGCATCACGCTTCGCCAAGAGTTCCTGGGCTTTGCGTTCGGCAAGGGCTTCGGCGTAGGATGGTGCATCGGCAAAGTCGTCAGCTTTCAGCGGTTCCGTCGGAACGGGCTGGGACTTGGCCTTCTGCGCCTGCTCGCGCTCCCATTTCCGTTGTTCTCTTGCGAGACGTTTGCCGACGATTGCGTCCAATTCTTCCTGAGTGAAGGTCTTGGATGCGTCCGTTGGCGTCGGTTCCGGCGGTGTATCTGTAGCGGCAACAGGTTCAGCCGTGGGGGCCTGTTCCGGCGCGGGCGCACCCGCTAGTTCGTTCTCGGTCATCTATTCACCTTTCGGTTCCTGGCTAACCCTGCCAGTAGGGGTTTGATTGTGTAACACGATTTGTTACGGCAGTCAAATTAGGCGTAATAGCTAATGTTTAGCTTGGCGCTTGCAGCCGTCTCGATAAACTTGATGTTGGTCAGATCACCGTCGTACTGCAAGGGAACACCAACAGCGAGCGGCATGCCAACCGAAGCAGTCGGCGCCGTGCCGTCATCGCGCCAACGCACATCCTTGCTTTCAGCAATAATCAACGCAAAAGTCGGCTGCTGCTTGTTGCCAGATTTATCGGTGGTCGGGACCGTAAGTCCAGCAGCGGCGCTCAGAGACGTGATCTGCTGGTAGCCGATGCAAGATGTAACCGCCTTAAGGGTCATAGCCATAGTTAAAATCTCCGTTTTTCAGTGAAGGACCGCAATTCAGGGGGGTATTCGCTCGCCACAAAAGCGGGAGGCGCGGCAAACACCCAACCGACATTGTTGCCACTATCGACGTTGCCGTTGCTGGTATAGGCTTGCCATTCGCCGTATCCGGTCGCGGCAATATCCTTGATGTCTACGAACGACACAGAGTTAACACCGCCGCTGTCGGTCAGGGTAGCGCGGCTACCTGGCGTGGATGCGTTCAATGTGATCAAGTTACCAGACGTGCCAGAAACGTCGAAATCCGTGACGGTCTGTGTGGTGCCAGAAGTCAACGTAATTGTTGCAGGCTGGACCGTATTGGTGATGTTGGTAAACGTGTTGGATTGCTGAATGGTCAACGCGCCGGCGCCGCCTTGGTTGAGGGTCGGCCATGTCTTGGCACCCCCTGAGAATGTTTTGGTGCTGGCGCTGGTCATACTGATTGTTCCAGTAGACGCGCTAACAGTCAGATTGGTAACGTTAGTGTTTGCATCCCAGTTTCCTGCAACACTCCACGTTCCGCTACCGAGCGTAAGCGTCTTGGTTCCGGCGAGCATACTGAAAGAACCAATAGAAATATTTTTATTATTCCCATCAATCGTGCCGTTCCAAGTCGTAAACGCGCGGGTAGACCCTTGCGTAAAGTTATCTTGAAACCGGATAGCAACAACGCTGCCGCTGCCGCCGCCCACGAATAGGTTTCGGTCAAACGTAACGCCGTTGGTGGTGACGTTAATTGTACCAGACAAACCACCTAAAGACCAATATGTTGCCGAAGCAGAAACGCTCATGCTGGTCGATAGCGTAATATCGCCGTAAATTGTTGAGCCCGCCGTGCCTAATGAACCTGTAAAAGTGTTTTGAAAAGTCAGATTGCGGGCACGCGCTGGCGCATTTACTACGTCTGATCCGGCTAAAATTGTAAACGACGCTGCGGAGGCTTCTGTTTGAGATCCGTCCAATGTGCGCGTGCCAGTTCCGCCAGCGTAAGTCAAAATAAAGTGTGGGGTACCAGCAAGCGTCGCCGCGCTGGCGTTTACAACAGTTGTGTTAGATCCGCTTAACGATATGGTTTTAGAGTTAAAATCAAGCGTCCCCGTAAACCCTGTAAGACCAATAATTGTGTGCGTGACGTCTTGGGCTAACGTCGCGGTGCCGCCGCCAGAACTTGCGTTAAAAAATACTGCGTCCGCAGCGACAGGTACAGACGCGCCACTCGCGCCGCCAGATGTTGCAGACCAATTGGCCGTATTGACCAAATCCCAAGTTCCAGTTCCACCAACCCAATAGCGGTTTGCCATTACTTAATGGTCCCCCAAGTTGGCGTAGCCCCGCCTTGCGTAAAGAACACTGTGTTGGCCACGGCTGCGTTGTTCACAGTGACGCGGACGTGTTGGAAGTTACTAGATGTAGACCATTGATCCATGCTCTCAATAAAAGCAAACCCGGTCGCACCCCATCCTGGCGCGTTTGTGGCGCTTACTGAAGCAATGTCAACAGTAAAGAAATTGCCGGATGCAAGATTGTTAAAATCAAACGTCCATCCACCAGGCATAAGAGAAATAAACCCGTAGTTATTACGCAACACAAATTTTTCAACGGCGGTTATAACCGCGCCGCTAAGATTGGAAAAAGGACGATATATAGGGGTCGCAATAGTATTGTAGTTATCGGTCGCCTCAAAAGTTAATTTTGAAGTAAGCGGAAGGCCGCCATAAGAAACATAACCGATAGCGTATGAACCAATAGGGCCTCGGCACCCGCGAACAACGAGCGTTGTTTTTGAACTTTTTGCTTCAACGGCATTTGCGTCTATTTCAATAATAGCGCGGCTAATAGCTGTAGTCGTCAAAGCGCCAACAGGCTCGACTACAAGATTGCTTATTTCAACATAACCAGAAAGCGCCGTAGGCTGATAAACAGCGGCGCAATACCGAGGAACTAAAACTTCAGTACGTAACACGCCGCCAATTGATTTTGCGACATTTTGAGCGTCGTCCAACGACTGTTGAAAAACAACGCTAGAAAAAGACGAACCTAAAGGGCTAGTTCCGCCATTGAGGCGGTACTCATAGTAAGGCTCTACTATCAACGATTGGCCGCCCAACTGAAAATCAAAGTCCGCTGATTGCGAAATAGACACTACATTCTTGCGGTACACACGGGGACGGAACACCGTTGTATCAGAACATTGGCTCTTGAAGCTGCGGCCCTGGCAATCCACAAACACAGGCTCATTGATGTTAACAAGGCCGCCTCGCGCGGCGTATGTAGCCCCAATAGACTTACCGAATGTTGCGATACCATCTGCGTCAGCAGTGCCGGCGCCCGTCAAAACATTGGCGACGTACGGCTGATTTATTGTGACGTTTCCGGTAAACGCAGCGACGCTAATACCTTTACACGCGCCGCCCGAAGCTACGCGGGTAACGCCCTCCACCCGCATATCGTTTATAACAACGGTTTTATAGTCGCCAAAAACCAAAAACGCTTGGTTTTCATACGTAGCAGCCCCGTCGTTATTTCGGCAGTTGCGAATAAAAACAGGGCACGTAATGTTTACGGTTCCAGATTGCGAGGTACCGTCGTGTCGAAACGTAATGGCTGACGCCACCAAACTATTACATTCAATGTTAAGCTGACCGCCAGTAATAGATCCGCTGTTATCCGTAGACGTGTGAAAATACAAAAGATCACGGAAAGACGACGCCGCTGAAGATACAACGATGTTCACTTGCCCGCGACAAATAATGTGCATTTCGCCGTCTAAGCGAGACACATACGGCTGGATAGGGCCACTAACAAGATACGTGCCTGCTAGTTCAACCGCAACAGCAGCCGGAATGGCGTAGTCAAAAGCAGCTTTAAGGGCTGCCGTATCGTCGGTAACACCGTCTCCAACTGCGCCAAAATCTTTAGCGGATACAATTTCTTGGAGTTTTGTACTTACTGTGCGCGCTACTGCGCCAGTCAGAAAGCCCGCCGCATTAGCTTGCTTAAACCCAACAAGATTGTCGCCTAGAGCATTGTCTGTCGTATTCGCCAGGTTGCTCTGCAAATCGTCGGCAATTTCAATGCCGCCAATGTTGTCCCAGGTTCGGATAAGGACGTCAGCGGACGTAGTTACAACGTATTTGTACAGATCGCCGTACGTGGACCAAATTTGCTGCGGCGTGCGACCAGCAGCGTCCAAAATAATAGGATTGGCGTTGGGCGTGAGGCCGTCGCGCGCGGTGTAAGTTGTTAGCGGGGTCGTAGTACCGGCAGCGTAAGTGTAAATCTTTCCGCCAGCTAACGGCACGCCGTTGTTGTCAAAAAACTGCCACCCGGCGCCGCCAATAAAAGATAGGGTTACCGTCATGTGCTGCCTTTACGACAAAAACTTCAGTTTGTAGATGGTTGTATAGTACAATCCGACAATTTCGTCGATGACGTTCTGAAGCGGCGTACATTCCCGGTCAACCACGTCGTACCGGGTCTTCTCGATCTGTTCTGCTTGCGCCTCAAGGAACGTCAGCACATTGTTGGACTTGTCCGCCGACATCAGCGCGATCGGCCCGATCAGACCGTACTTGCCCTGATACATCTCGGCAAACTTGTCCGCAAGATCAACAATCTCCGGGTAAAACTTGCCCAGCGCCTTGTGCTTGGCAAACGACCGCGTGTTGAGGTGCGCCGAGTGCGTCACGTCACGGGCCAGAAACAGCATGCCTATGAACTTGTCGCAGTTACTCATTCCATTGGTCCCATCTGTTCCACAGGTTCTCCCTGCATGACGCCGCGCTGCTCATCCATCTGGGGCATCATCGGGCGGCTGCCAGAGATGTCACCCGTCTCGACCGCCGCAGCGATGGTGCCCATGACGATGTCTTGGATTTGCTCGGTCGTCATGCCAGCCGACGT